GAAGATTGATAAGTTATTTCCTAACTATTCCTTAGTCAAAATGCTTTTCAAATCCGAGAAAAGCAAAACTTCAGAACAAAAGCCAAAAACCGTCTCTTCGCCAAAGACAAACCTCTTCCCGTATACGGAGGAAGATGCCGCAAAATTCACCGCCGATCTAATTGATGGAATAACTGAAGAGCAACGATCTCTCATCGTAAAAGAGCTTTGTCGTCTGAACAGAACGGACAGGGGAGGCCAAGAGAGCGTTGCCACCAATCTGCTTCAAATCCTAGGAGATGCCGACTGGCACTGGAAGGAGTGGGACTACTGGCAACCCCGATGCGTCTCTGAAGAGCTTTGGGGGTGGCACATGATGTTCTGCAGCCCTTATCCAGACGAGATTGACTGGGAAAAGGAAAGAGCAAAGACCAAACCCGAAACCATTGTTAATTCACTCAAGGCTCAGGAAGCTAAAGACCTGATCAAGAGCTATGTTGCCGATGACATCGTCATCAAAACCAAGTCTGATGTTCTTTCCTTCCTGAAAAATAACCCCGAACTCTTTGAAAAAATCAGGGATCGCCGAATTCAAGAAAGGTGGGATTCAAAGCCCCATAGAACTGAAGCCAGCAAAGAAGAGATTGCGACACTACTTGCTTGGACAGTCTGGGGTCGCATGAGTTTCATTCGAAACGTAGTCCGTTGCCTGTCACTTGGGATGAAATACCGAGTCTATTGGCTTGAAGACCATGACGAGGAATTCTTCAAAGTGGCCAAAGTAGCCAAAGACAATCCATGGAAGCACAAAAAAATTCTTCCTAACTTCCCTGGTGGAATTGCAGACGTTCTATCCGACTAGGATTCAATCTGCTCCATCAACAAGCAAAAACCCGCGAGGCCTTCACCTTGCGGGTTCGTTTCTTCCGGGCACGCCGAAGCTCCCATTTCGGGAGCTGCGGAGTCAAACCGTGAGCCAACTGCTCGTCAATATTCTTTATTTTACCACTGTTTCGCTGAGAGTTTCAACGATAGAGAAGAGCTGAGATACTGCGCGTTCTTTATGCCTCTGAAAGGTTTTATGCCCAAGAGAAAGCTTGTGCTCAATGGTGTTCGGCGACACAAAACAACAGTAGTGAAGGCGCAAAACGTCCCTGTTTACAGAGGTCATGCGCTCGTCTCGGTACGCCGCATCCAACAGATCGGCATCAGCCAGGTCAATGCCGCGAGTAGCTGGTAGCGGACGCATTACCGGGAGCTGTTCCCCTTCTTCCGGCTGTCGATCGTAGTAGTACCGAAGGGACTCGCAGAAAACCTGCGTAGCTCCTTTCTTGGTCTTCGGGCATTCGCGGTTTGCTCGCGCCCAGTTGCGAAGTCGCTGTTCTTGCTCTTTCGTGATCATCAAAACTCCTCAATGCGCCAGCCGCCGCCGTCTTTCTTTGCTTGCTTGTAGACGGCTTTGAAGACAAACGGAAACTTCTCGGCTGCTACCTTGACCTTCACACGGGCGTCGTCGGTCCAATATCCCTTGACCTCGTGCATCTCCATGACGCCATCAGCCCGTAGAACGGCGAAATCAGGCGTGTAGCGGCATCCGTCAGCGAGCTTAAGGGTGACACCTTCAAAGGCATACCAGACGATCTCCTGCGCGATTCTGGCGGCTTCTAGCGCGGTCGCATAAGCCGCTTCGCTTTTGTTCATTTGACCCGACTTGAGGCGTCCAAGTGCGAGGACTCTGCGATTCATACCTTCATCCTCTCAGCGTCTGAGCGGTCCATAAGGCGAAGCATCGAATCGGCTTGCTTGCGGACGGATTTGAGGACCTCACGCACACGCTTGCGAGCATCTGTGCGTTCCCAGTTGTGTCGTCCCTTTTGTTGATTGGCTTCGATGCAGATTTGCGTTTCTGCATAGTCAATCGACGAGAGAAGGTGCTTGATCTTGTTTTCTTCAGCAGGTGTGAAAAGATTCATGTCGCGTCCTCAGATATGCCCGTCATGAAAGGTGTCACCCGGCTCGATGCGCCAGCTCTTGACGCAAATGACGTTGAGCTTGGTTTTGTAGAAGGGTATGTAGACAGTGCGCTTGTCATCGCGGTACCCGTAAACGCGGAAACCGTTGCGCACAGGCTTGTCCTTCCAAGAGCGCAGGATGAAAAGGCATCGTTGGCCGATAGCTGGGAGGTTTTCCTTGCCCTTGATTTCGACCGGCTGAAAATCTTCATCTTTGAGTTCACTCATCGTTTCTTCCTGTTTAGTTTTGAGATTCCCCGTGAGATGATTGACGGTGTCTCCCCAGACAAACCATCAACCAACTCACGGAGAAATTGAAATTGACAATTGACGAATTAACGAAGTTCCTAAACGAACGTGCGAACGGCATGCGGTGCCCCATCTGTAAGTCCACCGATTGGTACCTGAAGGTTGACGACGGCGTGGTTAGAGAAACCAACGTAGCCACAGGCTATCGCCAGGATCTTCAAGCCGCCTTGGGCGAACTCATTACGGAATTTGGTGGCCAACAGCCAAAAGAATCCACTGATCAGCAAGCCGGAAAAGATGAACAAGACCTTTTGAGTTCTTGCATCATTCTTCGTTGCAACCACTGCGGGCGTCTCGAGTTCTTTGATCGATCGTTTATTGAGGAACAAATTCATGGCAAAAACTGACGATTCACAGTGGGTAAAGCTTTACCTTGACCATACGGACGAAGTTGAGAATCGTCTTTCGAACTCGATCAAGGAATCCGAGAGACGAACCGCAGAACGAATTACCGAGCTCAGCTCCAGAGTCGACGGGAAGGTCAGCAAGACGACAGTCAACTGGCTTATCGGCATTGCTACCGTTGTTATTGGAGCCATCGCTTCCAAGGTCTTCGGCTTCGGCCTCACCTAGTAGCGTTTCCACATAGTTACGATTGAACGAGACGACGTGGCCACAGTGACTGCACATGATGAGAATGTTTTCGTTTTCCTCATTCACACTCATCATCCAGTCCTGGCGGCCACAGACAGCACAGATGACGCCGTGCACACGTTCATTCAAAAAGCGCTCGAAGTCTTGTCGCTTCATTTGTTTCTCCTTATGGATAGATGGCTTTGTTGAGTTGATCTGCTTCAGCCCTCTGTAGCCGTGCGACAAATCCATCGTGCTTGAGGTATGCGCGTTCTTTCGTTGCGCTGGTGGCGCGTCGATGCGGGACGTTGCAGTGCTCGAGCTTGAGTAGCAGCGTCGTCTCGTAGCCGGTGAGGCGGCGTTCTACGAACACGGGGTCGGTGCGCACAATCCAGTGCCGTCCGCGGGCGTCGATGTATTCGGTGCGCTTGCAGTTGCGTCCGGTGAACTCATCGAGGATCATCAAAGCCTCCTTTCCGGCTTGACCATGCTCGACTCAACCAGGCCGATCAGGATCTGATTGATCTCTTCACGGAGTCGATGCGTCGTGTCTGCCACTTGCCCGATGTCAGGGAACTTGCCCGAGACGGTTCCTCTCAGAGCTTCCTCGAGTTGATCGAGGCTCTTGCGAGCGGCGACAATACCCTCACCGGCCTTAGTCAAGGCTTTGTTTCTTTCGTTCATATATTCAATCGTCAAAACTGTCTGATCCATCAGAAAACCTCCTCGGCAGAGCGGCGCGTGGGTTCACGCCTGCACCGTCCAGTAAAGAAAAGCTTGTAAGACGACTGGATAACGCGAGAAACCACGCGCTCGGTCAACAGGTTTACCAACTCAGAGCGATCGAGGTTCGTGACGAGAATGGTCGGGCGACCGTTCTTGATACGGCCATCAATGATCTGGTAGAGACGCTTCTTCTCGTCGGCGTCGCCAGACTGGACACCGATCTCGTCCAGTACGAGACAGGACACCATGCAAAGCTTTCCGAGAGTGTCGGCAACGTCAATGCGATTGACGCGGTCGGAGATGCGGTCGAAGAGGTCGGGGATTGTGATGTAGAACCCCGGCAGTCCCTGGCGATCGAGTTCCTTCAGGATTGAGTAGGCAAGATGCGTCTTGCCCGTGCCATAGTTGCCGAAGAGCAGAAGACCCATGAAGTTTTTAGAGCGCCAATCCGGTTCCTGTGCGTTATGCGCCCTCTCTCGCTCAAGCTCACGTTCCGTGAACCGCTCGGCGAATCGGCGGCAGATGGACAGGTTGCGCTCCTCTTCCTGCGTCTCCGGTTGATAGTTGGAGAAACAAGGCACGTCGAAGTCAAGAGGACGTTCGCAGTGAAGCGCACGTGTGAGACCGACCGCACGCTCTTTCGCGTCCGCCTGCATCTCTGCAAGCAGCTCGGCGCGTTCCTTCTCGATCCTTCGGCATTCTGGACAGTACGGCTCAGCCCAAGAGCCGTCGCGACGCAGATAGGTGGTGTACGTCTGGACGCCGTGAATCTGGCATTCGAACGTCACCTCCTTTGAGGCGGGAATGGCACAGGCCGTTTTGAGTTTCGTGGTGATGTCAGTAGTCATTGTTTACCAGTCAAAGTAGTCACGTTCGGATTGTTTTTTCTCGACGAACTGACCGGGTCGAGAGGGTGAATGAACGGGAGCGCGTTTGAGCATCGGACGACGTTTCCAGTCTTCGGCGTTATGGAAGCTGCGGACGAAGTTTCTCCAAGTGCCCTTCCAGTCCTTTTTGATTGCCTTAGCTCCAGAGAGTCCGTTCCAGTAATCCTTGAAGTTTTCAAAGAGACGCTTAGGATCAAGGTCAGGTTCTTCCTGTTCGGCGAAAGCCTTCCAGTCGTCTGGTAGTTCAGTGATCGTTAGTCGCGATCCCCTGTCTGTTGTCGTGCGCTTCTGCTTCGGCTCCTCGATCTTTTTCGTGGCGTCGGGAAAATGATCAGGTGACGGAGCGACACTCCCTGTTCCTATTCCTTGTTCCTTTTCCTTGTTCTTATTCCTTGTTACAGGCCCAAAAACGGTACTTTCATGAGTCCCGTTTTTGGTACTTTCGGTAGTACCGTTTTCGGTACTTTGGAAAGTCCCAGATTTGGTACTTTGCTGGACCAAAGTACCGTTTTCGGTACTTTCATGAGTACCGTTTTTGGGACTTTGCTTCAACGCCCATTCCGAAGGATTGAACGTGTCGCCTTCGGCCGGTGCGCTATCTTCCTTGTTACCTTCCTTGTTAGATTCCTTGTTAATTCCTTGTTCGGGTGTAGTTTCATACAGGGGTGTACTGCACTTTCCTACAGGGGTCCCCTGTATTTTTCTACACCCCTCCCCTGTACTTTCCTGCAGGGGTGTGTTTTCATACAGGGGTGTACTTTCTTCACCCCCTGCATTTTCTTGCCCCCCTGTAACTTCTTGCAGGGGGGTAGGCAAAGGAAGTCGATCAAGGTGCAGGGTGAAATACCTCTTCTGGCCAGCCTTCTGAGTCGACGAAATCAACCCTAAGCTGTGTAGGGTCTTAAGCGTTGTCCTTACAAGTCGGTCGTTGACGCGAGAGATTCGCGAGATGGCTTCTGTCGACGGGAAGCAAGCCCCCGTCTCCTTGTTCAGGAAAAACGCGAGGGCTTCCAGCACATCGACCTGAGTGCGATCGGACAACCCCGAAGCACGGACTTTATGCATAGCCTCGTAACTCATTCAAAACCTCAACGGATGGTTTTGGTCATTCGCAAAATGTCGGCAGCGAACTGGCTGACCTCCTCCGGCTTGCAGCCAGTCAGACGACAAAACGGAGCAAGGTAGTTTCGCGTGACGGAATTCTTGGAAACCCACCGCTTAACCGTTTGACGGGAAATACCAAGGTCGTCGGCGAGTTTTTGCTGAGTGCCATATCGAGAGATGGCGTCTCGAACAGAAACTTTCTTCATGTGGTACCTCATAAAAATTAATGGTACCAGTATCGTACCACATTTGGTAACCGTGTGGTACCCTAATACGGTCCGTTTGTTGGTACCATCCGAGTACCAAAGGAGGCCTTATGTCTTTCCCTGCCCGCCTAAAAGCCCTGTTAGAAGAGCGCAAAATTTCGATGCGTGAGCTTGGCCGCCGGATCGGCACGAGTCACGTCACCGTTGGAAAATGGCTGTCTGGCATCCAGATGCCATCCGACGAGAACCTCGAGGCATTGGCCGAGTACTTCCATGTCACTCCCGCTTTCCTGAGGTTCGGCGATACGTCCCTGTCTTGCCCGCAAACCCTAGAGCCCAATGCGGACGTCGTTTCGATCCCTGTGTTCGACGTCAGGGGATCGTGCGGCTACGGCGGGGAGCTTGCCCAGACCATCCAGTTGGTCCAGATGCTCCGCGTCACCAAACAGTGGCTACTGTCAAAGTCGACCTCCTCCCTGAACTTCCAGACCCTCCACATCATCACCGCCGACGGCGACAGCATGGAACCAGGCATCAAGCGCGGCGACTTCGTCATCGTGGACACGTCACAGAGCCGCTTCATTGCCGACGGCCTCTACGCCGTTCAGTATTCAAACGCCGTCTTCATCAAGCGCGTACAGATCCACCCAGGAGGCAAGGTCGAGCTGATCTCAGACAACCCGAAGTACAGGCCGATCCAACTGGATACCTGTGAATCCGTCGAAGTGATCGGCAGAGCTGTCCTTTGCTTTAACGTGCGAGAACTCTAGCGCCCGGCTACCCTCCCCCACCCTCAATCCCGCCTCGTGCGGGATTTTTTTTGCCCTCAAAAAATGCCCGTTGATCTAAATCAAACCATTCCATGATTTTGGTAACCTGTGACTACCATCCTCGGTACCGTTGTGGTACCATGAACGTACCAAATGCGGAACGGCATACGTTCCACTTGGTACCCAAGCCGCAAGGCAAGGCATCGATGGGAAGGGCATCGAATCTCGGCACTTAGCTGTGTCGGGGACCGCCTGAGAAGCGGCTGTAGCTTTGGCTAGAAGGGTCTAGCGACGCGCAGTACAGCTCAGAACGGTAGTCGCAAAGGTCGCGCATGAAAAGTGAGCGGACGGCTGGAGGGTATCTTCCAGTGCGGTTGGGATGGGGACCACCTGAAAGCGACGCAAGCTCGCCCCACGAGCTAGATCGAGAACAGCTGAAACGAAGCAGAGGGCAAAGCCCCGAGCGGCCAGAGCGCAGACGATGCGCAACCGCGTCTCGATTGAAAGCCGATTCAAGCGCCCTTGCCTGCCCATACCGACAGGGATCCACAACGGGGAGGGTGCTTTGACCAACTTTCTGGAGATAACCATGACCTACGATCACAGCGTCACCGTTGACGCAACAAACCGACTGCGCTTCATTGCAGAGGCGCAAAAGGACGGACGTCCGCGTCCCGAGGACTTAGGCGAGCTACGAGAGATTGAGCGAAAGCTAGTCAATCAAATCCGCGTTCTCGGTGATGACGTTCGGGAGTCCATTTTGAGCTGCGGGATATTCGTGAAGCCCGGCGAACGAATCACCGGGTTCACGAAAGATAACGAGATCGAATCGATCTCTATCTGGAGAAAGGAATGATCAATACATGAAGCGGTCGAACAAGTGGTTCAAGTTCTGAACTTCCTTATCCGTCAGGCCGCGCGTCAACGCCCCGAACATGCAGAGCAAGTACAGCGAGTCAAGGCGTGCAGAATGCGCAAGCTCATAAGTAAGGCTGTAAAAGTCCGTCTCGGGCGTGTGCTGGCGACGTGCAATGGCGTTCTTCGCGATAGCAGTCATCTCTTCTGCTTTGATCGTGCCGTTAAACGGCAGCTTGATCTGCCCTGTCTCCATCCCTTTCAGGATGATTTGCAACGCCTGATCAGGCGTGAATTTCACTTCTTTAACTTCCATATTCCCTCCTTTGGGAGTTGGTTTAAACAAACGTCGAAACTGCTAGATCCCGACGTCTTTAGCTTACAACCAAAGGAGGGAGCCGATTCAAGCGCCCTTGCCTCTTTTTTCCACGAATACCGAGTCGTCGACTGGTGAGGACGCTTGAACCAGCTTTCACAAGAAAGGACGGCTGCGCGGTTTACACTTGCGCCTTTAGCAGGTAAGATGAAGCTACCTCTTGGGCCTAACCCACCCAAGCCAAACATCACTTGAAGGAGACTTTAATGTTTGCGTACCGTGTTGGCTTCCCGGGGTGGAAGATTGCCGCACGCTTGGGCCTTCCACTCAAAATCAGGGTGTTCGTCGTCTATGACGAGGAAAGCAAGATGCTTGTCGCTGAATGCAACGACTTTCAACCTTATCTCGGCATCGTGACCGAAGGGGAGACTTTTGAAGAACTTCAAAAGAAGGTTGAAGAGTGCTGCGAGCTGGCCATGGAAGAAGCCTTCAAGACCGCTACGATCAACCAGTCTATTCGCCCCAATATGACTCTAGTGGCCGCTCTTCCATAAAAAATGAATGGTTTCTACAAGCAACTGCTACTGATCTTTGACAAACACAATGCTTACCTTGTCCGCAAAGGGAAAGGCGATCACGAAATTTGGCGATGTGGAGACAAGCAAACCACAGTGGATCATGGCATCAACTCTCGATACCTAGCTAACAAAATTCTTAAGCAGTTAGGCATCAACGAGAAAATTTAGCGACAGCCCCGTTGGCATCTGCCCGGGGCTTTGCTTTTCTTAGCCCTCGGCACACGCCGGGGGCTTTTTTATTGCCTGAACATCATGCAAAAAATCAAAGACTTCGAGACCTTCGCCGCCGGGTACTTCCTCGGACTCGGCATTAAGAAGCCGACCGCAGAGGACATCTGCAGGCTCAGCGTTGAGTGCAGAGCGTTCGCCGCTGCGCTCAGCTTCTACATGTTCACAGACCCCTATGTACTGTCGAAAGTGCGCACGCCTGACAAGTACGAGGCGGTCGCGAAGAACATCCAGTGCTTCATCCAGGCACTTCCGTAAAAGGCTACGAGGGCAACGGCATGACGCAGATATGTGCCGATCTGGCGGCTCACTAGGCCAGATCCCAAAGCCGGGGCATCTGCAGGCGAGAGGCTTTTGCGTTCACCCCGGCTCCCTCACCCACAACCAACAAAAAGGACATTCACGCGCCCTTGCCCGTGCCATCACGAGCCGGCAGTTCTTCCGAGCGAGGGCGTCTGAATGTCTTTTCTTTTTTTCGGAGGCGTCATGAAGCGCTTTATCTCTTACCTTGACGGTCTCGCACGTCGCACCTACTTCGGCACGGACGGTACTGAGCCTCATCGCCCCGGCTTCGTCGGCTCCCTCATCGAGGGCCTCGAAGGACTGATCGGGTTCTTCGGCCTGGTGATCTTGCCGGCCATGGCGGCTGCCACCCTCTACCGCTGGATTTTTGATTAAGGAGAACGATATGGCTTGGAACTACCCCGACGGCTGCGGCCCCGACGACTACGAAAAGTGGTGCGGCCCCGACCCTGACGAAGAAGACGAGGATGAGGACGAAGAAAGTTACGACGAAGATGACGAAGGCGAGGTGCTCGAATGAGCTTCTCAGACCCGGTTCGAATCATCGACCACATCCCCCAGAATTTCGACATGAAACGAATTACTCGAAAGCGACCGCTCGAGCAGCGGCGCGCAGCAAAGCAGGCTCGGCAGAACGTCGAGCCTTTTTCATGCGAGCGCCCTGGACGCGTCTGGACGCTCATCACTTTCATCGGAGCGCTGGCCATCATCGCCGGCGTGCTCATTACTGGACACTGGGAGAGATAAATGAACGACTTCAAAGACTTCGCGCTTGAGCTGCACGAAAAGGGCATCAAGGCAACGATGGACAACGCCAGAACGTTCGTCCTTGGCAACTACGACCGCGTGCTTCCTGCCTACTGGCTAAACCCCGACGCGAGAATCAAAGCGCTCTACGCGCTGATGGAGACGCGCTACGTGGACGACTTCGAGTCGTCTCTCAAGGCGACGCTCACGCTCAGCTCGGAGCTCGACCGAGCCCTTGAGCATGCGACATCGATGCTCTACGGCGAGATGCTCGAGATCGAGTACGACGAACACAGCGAGGAGTAAGCATGACGATCACTTCACTTGAGCCGCTCGAGCTACCGATGCCCGAGCCTGAGGACGAGGTCGACTTCGACCCGTACCCAGAGTTCGCCAGCCGCGACGAGTTCGAGCGAGCCCAGTGGTTCGGCGAACGTGCAAAGCGTCCCGAGCCGATCTACGACAAGTCGCTTGAAGACTTCTACGCCATCGGCGACGACGAAATCCCTTTCTGAGGACAAAACATCATGACAGACCAAAACTCCGTGCCGCAGGTACACGCGTCAATCGTTGCTGTGGCCGACGCTCTGCGCGAACAGGGTATCGGCAAGGATGCCACGGTGAGCGGCGGCGGCAACTACAAGTATCGCGGCATCGACTCAGTGTACGCAGCCCTCTCCCCTCTCCTCGCGAAGCATCACCTCTACATCGCCCCTGTTCGCATGGAGAAAGAGCCCGAAGCGGTCAGCGGCAAGATGCGTCTCATCCGTCTACACATCACCTACCGCGTAACGTGCGCAAAGGATGGCTCATACGTCGAGGTAGTCACGCTAGGCGAAGGCATGGACAACGGCGACAAGGCATCTGGCAAGGCCATGAGCTACGCATACAAGAGCTTGATGTTTCAGCTCTTCTGCATCCCCGTCGAGGGCCAGCCGGACACCGACAAGGACGCAAGCCCCGAAGAGCCGCCCCCCTTCCTGACCGAAGACATCATCGCTTCAGCACGGTGTGCCGCGGACTCAGGCATGGAGGCGTACAGGGCCTTCTTTGAAGGCATCACCCCCGACCAGAGAAAAGCGATGGTGCGCTCTGGCCTTCACGAAGAACTCAAGACCACGGCGGCAAATGCCGACGCCGAGGCCGCATCAATATCTCACTAAGGAGAAACAATGGCATCCGTTAACAAGGTAATCATCCTCGGCAACGTCGGTCAGGATCCCGAGATTCGCCAAGGAAACTTCATCGTCGCCGCCCTCTCTATCGCAACGACGCGAAAGTGGCGAGACAAGGCCGGTGAGACTCAGTCTGAAACGGAGTGGCACCGCGTCTCCGCTTTCGGCCGCCTCGCCGAGATCATCAGCCAGTACGTCCGCAAGGGCGATCCGATCTACATCGAAGGCCGCCTGCGCACGCGCAAGTATGAGGACAAGCAAGGGGTCGAGCGTTGGGTCACTGAAATCATCGCAGAACAGCTCCAGCTTCTCCGCCAGAAGGACAGCGACGAGAAGCCTGCGCAAGCCAAGCCTGCTGCACAGCGACGCGCTCCCGAGTCGACATACGACTCTGACGTACCCTTCTGACCATCTTGACAACGCTGTCAAATTGATCAGTCATTCGATTTTTTCGAATAACTCAAGCCCTCGGCGAAAGCCGGGGGCTTTTTTAACCAACCGAAAGCCGATTCAAGCGGCTTCGAAGAGGACGCTTGAATCAGTTTTCCAACAAATCAATCGAGATCTTGACGAGGGAATCATCCCTCGGTTTATCATTAGGACATCTTCCAACCGACTTGCCTTATGACCATCAAGATTCACCCCGACGTAGGCCAGATCCTTATTTGTGATTTCAACGGTTTTTCGCAACCCGAGATCACGAAAAGACGGCCTGTCATCAACCTTACGCCGAGACGTCGAGTCGGGACAGTTTGCACGGTCGTGCCTTTGAGCACAACTGCGCCTGACCCAGTGCAGGGATGGAACGCTCGCTTGCACGTAAACCTCCCAAAGCCTTTTGACAATCCAGAATGCTGGATCAAGGGCGATATGCTGTACACGGTCTCTTTTTCACGTCTAGACCTTTTCTACACGGGCAAGGTAAACGGCAAGCGGCAGTATGTTTACCCTTTTGTTTCACCAGAAGAAATGAAGTTGGTTTGGAAGTGCGTGATGTACGGTCTCGGAAGAGCAGACCTACTGAAAGCCTCACCGGCAGAAGGAACGCCCAAGGTTCTCATTGAGGAACGCATCGTTCGAAAAACAACGGTCATGTGCGAAAACGCAACAGATTCGCTTGACTTTGAGGTTCCACCCTTTTAAAGTGAAGCTATTCCAGCAACTAGCCACAAGGCTTGCCTGGCTCTAAGTCCAGTCTCGTAACTGAGCTGGCCTCTACGGAACCGAGATTGCAATCGACCGTAGCGACATTTCAGCCCCGTCGGCGAAAGCCTTCGGGGCTTTGCTTTTTGACACTCGCCTCTGTTTCGGGTATGCTTCCCGTGTCGACACCGCAACGGTGCGACACGGGCTTGGCGGCCCGAACTGTTGGGCGGATAGCCGCCTGTCGTTTGATAGAGCGGCATTTCTATTGGCTATCCGCAAGGGAGTCCAACTTCTGGCCCCCCTTTCGCAAGTCTCCATTTATGGGACGGACTTGCGGGGCATCGAGAGATGCGCCGGGTACCTAACAGCCGGTCCGCCAACCCGCAAGTCCTGCCCACCATCTTGGCGGATGGTATGCAGGGGTTACAACCTGTTAGGAGACAGCAATGTCAATCGTTATCTCTAACGCCTTCAAAGTCATCGAAGGTCGCCCAGTCACGTCCAGCCGTATCGTCGCGGAATACTTCGGCAAACAGCATCATCACGTCGTTCGCGACATCCGCTCCCTCATCGAGCAAAAACCTTCTCTAGAAGCATCCGCCAATTTTGGCGAATGGTCTGAAGAGGTCGAGATTGGCTCTGGTGCGAAGCGCACCGTCACTGGCTACTGGATGGATCAGAAAGGCTTCTGCATCCTCGCCATGGGGTTCACCGGCGCGAAGGCACTCGAATTCAAGTGCGCGTTCTACGATGAGTTCGAACGCATGAAGAACGAGCTCGAGGCACCGACCACGATCACGCCCGCAGAGCAGCGCGCCATTCAGCGCGAAGTGGCAATCCGCGCACATAAGACCGCATCGAACTATCGGACGATCTACCGCGCCATCAAAGCACGCTACCAGATCGCACGCTACGACCAGTTGCCGCGCACTCAGCTCGAAGACTGCCTCGACTTCATCAGAGAGGTTGAGCTCGACGTGCCCGAGGTGCCACACACCACGCGCCCCGACGACGGCGGCTGCCCACACTGTGGCCTGCACCCCATCCCCGCGGGCTCGATCGTTCTCTCCGCGCATGAGGCCGAGAACCTGCGGACTTTCGTCTACTACTGGCGATATCTCTTCCGCGAAGACCTCGAGACCGTCCTCAAGCTGATGCGTCTCCTCCAGTCGCCTTTTGCGCCTCGCTTCTACGAAGCCGTGACAAGCATGAATATTGGCTCCATCGAGGCCCTGCTCGAGCGCAACGGCTATAGCGTGAAGCAGTTGTCCTGCTATCGCGCACTGACGGTTAGCTAAGCAATAGCCATCATCCAACCATTTTCTCAATCGGCCCTGCCCTAACCGGCAGGGCTTTTTCATAGGTACGCAAAATGAAACTCTACGAAATCGCTCCAGCGCTTCGCTTTGCGCTGGATGACATCGAGGTCGATCCAGAAACCGGAGAAATCCTGAATGCCGACGCGCTCCACGCCGTCGAAGCGCAGGCCGCCGAGAAGATCGAGGCGACCGCGCTCTACTTGCGCGAGCTCGATGCCGAGGCCAAGGCCGCCAAGGAAGAGGCCGACCGCATGCTCGATCGCGTCAAGTCGATGCAGAAGCGCTCCGACTACCTCAAGGCAATGCTCCTCGATGCCCTGCACGCGACTGGGAAGGTCAAGACCGTCCGCGTGACCGTCTCGATCCGCACGACGAAGGCCGTAGAGATCGCCGAGGGCGCAGACCTGCCCGAGGCCTACACGACCGTCAAGACGACCGTAAGTCCGAACAAGGTCGCCATCAAGCAGGCACTGCTCGACGGCGTCGAGGTCCCCGGCTGCCACCTGGAGGCACGCGAGAGCGTGAGCATTAGATGAGAAATGGGGGATACATCGGAGTGAGGGCAGACAAGGCCCTCAGACTCCTCGGCGAGAAAGGCCCGATGCGCATGTCGGCGCTGCTCTGCGCGTTGGGCCTGCGCCCGCAATGCTCGTCTTTCAAATACACCGTGTCGAAGCTCGTCGACGCGAAGATCTTGAAAGTGACTGGCAGTGCCGACCCGATCGTCAGTCTGGCCGATCAGGCGTACGCAGATCCCGCATGCGCTCGCGAGGTGTACGAAGCGTACAACTCCGAGAAGAAAGCCGAGAAGAAAGCCGAGACCAAGGCCGTGATAATTCCCCCGGTTAAGCGATCGATGATCGAGGACATCGCCTTTGGCATGGCAGAACAAGGAGTGAAAGCATGAAATACAGACTGAAAGACCGCGAGCTTCAGTGGAAGCTCGACGAGATCAGTGACGGAGATTTCTCCGCTCGGCTGCACAAGGAGCGCGAGCTCATAAAAGACAGTTTCCAAAAAGAACCGCGACTGCACGTTCTCTGGTTCGGGGAGGGCTCGCAGTTCTCCGCCGCGCTGTACGCCGACATGCTCGAAGAAGTGCGCGAGTACGACCCGACAAAGTGGAACAACTACCCCGAAGTCGAGCCGCCCGAAGGCGTATGGATGCGCGTTGAGTGGCGCGATGGCGTTGTGAAACATCTAGCTGTCGCTCGCTACGAGGCCTGGGGAGGCGGCAAACAATTCGTGTGGGTGAGCGACAAAAGAATCATCAGGGAAGTCGACCGCTTCCGCCCGCGGGACGATCCGGATGGCGAGGAGGACGAGGAATGACGCAATGGAAAAACTTCTCGGACGAGAGGCCACCGCTCGATGTGCAGCTCCGTCTCGAAGTCAAAGAAAAGGATCGAAACACCGACACGCCCGAACCCTATTTCGGCAAGCCCCTTTTCAAGGGATATGCAGTTTTTGACGGTCGATACTTTTACCCATTCGGGTTGATGCATCCGCTTCCTATCTTTTGGAACGGCCGATTGGACGCCTTCGGGCGCGAGGATGTGACTGCTCGATATGCTCCGTGGGAGGATGAGGAATGAGCCAGACAGTAAAAATTGATGCCGCCGCTCAGGACGCCATTGCCGAGATCGTCGGCACGCCGTGGGAGAAGGACTACTTCGACAACACCCATGACAAGGACAGCGCGCACATCGCTACGGTGACGCGAGAAGGCACCTCCGTACGGATCTACGTCTGTGATGAATCGTTGTGTTCCGCCGATTTGTGGTCGTTTGAGGCCGAGCAAATCGGTCAGGCGATTCTCAACGCAGCGAAGGACGCAAAGACCTTCATGAAAGCTCAAACAGAGTGGTCGAGGTCGCAAATGCAGCGTCTCAACTGCGAAATTACGGGCGCTCAGAATATGTGGGGATACGGATTCTACGTGAACGGCAGGCATTATGAAGTCAACTTCACGACGCGCGAGAAAGCCCGCACCTGCGTCATCTTGAACCAAGCAGCAAAACCGATCTTCCATAAGGTTACCGATGACGTGCGCAAGGTTTCACAAGAGGATGCTGCACTCGTGCTCAAGACGTTCCTGCTATCGAAGATCAAGGAGGACGAGGAATGCCAGTCGAAATGAAAGAGGAAATCCGCAAGCGCGTCGCTTGCCACATCGGTGCGACGCAAGAAGAGATGTGCAAGGCAGAGGCGGAGTGTGACGGAGAGTTGTTCCTGTACCCAGTAGACGCCAAGGGTACGCTGGGAGGCTTCTACCTCCTCCACGTCCCCGTCAAGGGAAAGATCGCGCCAACGCTCTTCCCGACTGAGTACTTCGTCAAACAGAAGGAGGACGAGGGATGACAGAAACAGAAATCGTCGTTCAAGACATCCGTCGCGAGCTCAGATGGTCTTATCGCGATCAATCGGTCGCCAACCTCCTCGGCCTCGCAAAGCGACTCATCGACAACAAGGACACAGCCAGCATCGCAGACGCGGTGAGGAAGTACACGACAGTGCTTTCCGCCGCGAGGCAGAGTGCAAACCCTGCCGCACTCGAGCGCGTGAAGTTCTCTGCATACATGCTCACGCACGCACTGCGCGACTGGGAGGCGGCGCGATGAAAGCCATGTCAACACTCGAGAGCGTTCGACTCTACCTCTCCGCTTTGTGGCACACGATCAACTGGCCGCAGACGTGGATAGGTCGAGTTGCCATTGCATAATCTCTGCAATCTGCGACGGTAGAAACCGAGGTAGCATTCGTTACAATAGGGGATCAAGGAGACCCACAATGTTGTTTTTTATGGGCTTCCGCCATCTTTTGGGTTCAATATGGCAACAGAACAACTTACAGTCCCGTCAAAAAAAGCAGTTCGTCGAGCAGGTGAAGCGCTCCGGACACCGAGCGTATCTAACGCCGACTTTGAAGCGGCGCTTCAAGTTTTATCGGACTGGCGATCTCTGTACTACAGACCGATCAATACAATCCAAGTTTTGCTTCGAAAAAAAATCAAGGCACTTTGCATCAAAGGTTCAATTGTTGCGCAGCGCCTTAAGCGCACCCCGTCCATCATCGCAAAGTTAAAGCGCTTTCCCGACATGCAGCTTGACCGAATGCAGGACATCGGAGGCATCCGTGCTGTCGTAAACTCTGTCGACGAAGTTCGACGGGTTCACGAATCTCTTATCAAGGGTCGCCACCAGCACTGTCCTGTGCTTCCTCCTAAGGACTACATTTCTAATCCTAAGGACGATGGATATCGTGGCATTCATCAGGTCTTCAAATACGACACGCCTCAACACAAAGAACTGAAGGGGATGCAAGTCGAGGTTCAAATTCGAACCAAACTTCAGCATTATTGGGCAACCGCCGTTGAAACCCTTGGCGTGATCGAGAAATCCTCGTTCAAAACTGGCTTGGGCGATGAAAAATTCAAACAATTTTTCCGCGTATGTAGTGCGCTGTTTTCCATCCAAGAAAAACAGCCAATAATTGCCTGTCTTAGAGATAAATCTCCACAAGAAATCGTACAAGAATTCGAACTCCTTGAGGCCGAATTGGGCGTATTCGACAAGCTTGCGGCCTTTACCTCTGTCGTCAAAGCTACATCTGGCGTTGAAAACAAAAAGTCAAACGGATACTACTTGCTGATTCTCGACACCGAGAAAAAAGCGACATCGTTCATTCCTTTCGAGCATACGCAATCACAGCTCGCCGAACAAATGTACATGCTCATGGAAGGAAAGGAAAAAAACAACCCAAATATCGACGTTGTTTTGGCTGCCGCTGGCGATATGAAAGATCTACGTACGGCATACCCGAACTACTTTGTGGACACAAAAGCCTTCATCAGCAACCTTAAATCGATTTGCGCCAGCATCAAGCACCAGTACAACTAATTTATTTGGTTCATCTCGGAAGTCCGTGGAACGCGGCC